TCGCGTATTCTTCTGCCAACAGAAGGATCCACATTAGGCAAAGCCGCCATCAACAACTCTGGATCACTTAGATACATTTCTAAAAAAGCCGCTGCTTGAGGATCCAAAACAATTATTAAAGCTATTAAAAGTATAACTTCAAAACAAAAACCTACACAAGCTTAAGAAAGTCTAAAAAAACTTGACGTCATAAATACACCACATACACTGCATTTGTCTATCACTCTTCCAATGGATTTTCAATTCAATCTCAGAGGCACAGCATTAGAGCATCGAGAAGCCTCGGCGCTCTTGCAAGCATCAACTCCAAAAACAAAACAACCTTTCTCAATTGATCTTGAGAAACTTATAGATGTCAAAATACTTGACGCTAATAAGTTGTTCTCCATGAGCGTCGAGCAGCAGAACCCTGTCCTAGCTTCGCTAGCTGTAAAGCTTGCAATCGAAAACAAAAAGACTCCGACAACCAAGCTTGCAGTTGCGAGCAAGAAAAAGGCAACAACAAAGCTTGTTGCAACTCCAGTCAAAACCCCGCCGAAGAAGGCCGCAAAAACAACGGATGACATCATTGACTATTTGTTAATGCATCCTTCATATCGTTGCTGTGGCGCAGCAATGCTGCTTCTCAAAGGCAACACCAAGGACTGGCAAGCCATCAGAGACGTCGCTATCTCCGTCGTAAACGAAGCGGCTGACGATCTGAAGCTCCCTTTATCTTCACCCTTATTCAAGGGCTTCACGCTTGATGCAGAGACGGATACCCTAGTTCCGATCGAGAGCAATCAAGCCACGCGCAGATGCGACACCTACTACGTTTCGCCTATGTACATCAGTCTTCGGGCTGGTCTTATGTTCTGCATTGAGCACAACCTCGTCAGCATCTCAGAAAATTGGACGATTGGTTCTAGGAACGAAGAGTACAATGAAAAGTCAGGCCATCTAAAACGCCGCTACTACCTCTACAAGTTGACCGAGCTTGGCGAGAAACTGTGTTCATCCTGGAGTGATATGGATAAATACATTTACAACTACTACACCCCTAAATCAGGTACTAACCGATGACGGAATTTGTTAAAGACGTTCCCGGAGATCAAGAAGCGTTTATGTCCGGCATAGCGGACCTTTTCATGGAGTACAGCACACTTTTGTCTCCCGAGACAATGTGTACTTTAATAAAGACCGTTATAACGGATCATTTAAACCACCATATAGACGAAGCCTGCACCTATTTAGCTCTAAGTAGACTTTTTGACGTGGACGTAAACGAGGAGGGTGAGGACGAGGAAGAGGAGGATGAGGATGTCATAAATGAGGAGGGCTTTATGGCCGAGGTGGGTGTATACCACGGGGAGGCAGATGAGGAGAACGAGGAGGATGCGCCTAGCATAAAAGAAAGCGTAACCAACGATATATTTTAAGAGTTACGCTGAGTAAACTCTGTTAGTGTGAGCGTCCTCGCTGCTTCGCAGCTGCGGGGGCGCATTCACTATTTAACACCATGCAAACAAATTACGTTACAACACACGATCAATACGAAGCTTCCCTTGCAAATCTTTCCCAACATAAAAAACTTTGCCTCGACTTCGAAACCACGGGGCTCCAAGCTGGCATTGCTAAACCTCGCTTACTCCAACTTTGTGACAGTGATCCATCTGTTGAGAATCGTACTGTTCATGTTTTGGACTTATTTAAAGTTCCGCCTGACAACACACTCAAAGAACTGATTGAATCAAGGGAAATGATCATCGGTCATAACCTTAACTTCGATCTCCAATTCTTGTACTACTTAGGCATAGACTTCAAAAACAAAATCTTTTGTACATACATTGCTGAACGAATCCTACGTGCGGGCTTTAAAGAAAAAAGAGTAAGTCCTAAAGCTCAGAAAGCTTACTTCGCCGATGTTTCCTGTTCCCTTAAGGCTGTGGCTGATCGACGCCTCTCCTTGGAACTGGACAAAACACAACGGATGACCGATTGGAGTCAGCTCGATCTAACCCTAGAACAAGTTGAATACGCCGCTGGTGACGTAGACATTCTTCCTCAAATTGCTTCAGATCAATTAGCAGAGATGCGCGAAGAGAACTTGTTAGCAATATATAGTATTGAATCCAAATGTATACGTCCCGTTGCAAAGATGTGCTACACAGGTTTCTGTGTTGATATTGAACTATTAAAGAAACTAAAAGACTCTATAACAAAAGAACTAGAGGATAAAAGTAATCAATTTATAACTCAACTAGACTCCAATCTTCCAGATGATTCTAAATTACCTAGAACAGTAGATGGTGCTGTTGCGATTGGAAAAAAACCTTTAAAGGAGTTTAACCCAGGATCACCAACTCAGATTGTCAAGTACTTTACTGCCTGCGGTATCGCATTACCTGCTGACGCTGATACCGGTAAAGCTACTTTGAACCAGGTTGCCTTATCCGAATTTGATAGCGACGATGCCACGCTGAATCTATACCGAGAAAGGGCGAAAGTTGAAACTCGTTTAGAACATGTAAATAAACTAATTGATAACATCAATCCTGTGACACACAGAATTCATTCTGGTTACAACCAGGTGGGCGCGAATTCTGGCAGATTCACAAGCAGCGGTGCCCCAAAGACAACCAAAAAAGCCGGGAAAACAGTCTTTTCAATAAATCTGCAACAAGTTCCACGTTCTAAAAACTTCAGAGAGTGCTTTATTGCGGCGCCGGGATACAAGCTTGTGATTTGCGACTGGGCACAAATAGAACTGAGGCTGGGTGCCGAGTTGATTAACATCCCGCAAATGAAACAAGCCTTTGTATCTGACATCGATTTGCATACGATGACCGCAAGCTTAATCTATAAAAAAGATATAAATCTCGTTACAAAAGAGGAGAGGCAAGACGGAAAAACACTGAACTTTGCGTTGCTTTATGGAATGGGTTTTCGGAAGTACAAAACTTACGCTGCACAAAGTGGTAGAAACCTGACCTTATCAGAAGCAAAAATTGCCCACGCGGCATTTCACTCTGCTTATCCTCGTTTACGTTCGTGGCATCAAGAACGAGCTGCTCTTGTACAAGATGGTTGGACTTACATTCGTACACCGTGTGGTCGTCGCCGATTACTCAGTTACGATGACGCAACCATGATGTGTGCTGCCAACACTTTGATTCAGGGTAGTGGCGCAGATATTTTAAAAATTGCTATTGCAAATTTAGATAAACATTTAGATGACACAGTGCGGTTAGTAGCTGCTGTGCATGATGAGATTGTTTTAGAAGTCGAAGAATCTAAAGCTGAGACCTATAAAAATATTCTTGAGACGACAATGATCCACGCTGCGCAAACAGTGCTAGATTCTGTTCCAGCGTCAGCAGACGCGAGTGTTGGATCCTCTTGGGCAGCAAAATGAACGATTTGATTGAACTTTCGGTAGAAACTAAGAAGGATATATCAACAATTAAACAAAATAATGGCTTTTGCGGAGTTATCCGAGCCGAAAAAACAATCTACATAACCACAGAAACATTCCCTAATGCTCTGCAGGCAGCAAACAGCGCCCGAGCTCTCCGTAAAAAATACAAAATAGCTGGAAACATTAAGAAAAAAGAAACTACCGAATCCCTTGTTAAACTTCAGACGACAAAACCCACAGTCCTTCTGACCGAATTTGAGATGGCCAACTCGCCAGATTTAAGAGTTAAAGAAGTCTGGGTCTTGCTTTCGCCTAACAAGAAATATATTAAGACGGCGTTAAGCAATTCAAAAGTGGTCACTTATACCACTGACAAAACACAAGCACAAGTATTTAACACTTACGAAGAAGCTGCTATTTTACAAAAAACTTTAGATGTGGTACTACAAAAAGGGCATATCCTTAAAAGATTTTTTCTTCGCTTACATTGAGCTAATATAAAGAAGGTTACGCTAGCAGCTTGTGGCAGAGTCAGATTTATTCTCAGATTTGCTGGGTTCCCAATCTTCGGGATTCATGCAGAAGTTTCGGTATGGCGGTTCGTTTAAGCCGCGTACTAAAACTGAAGGGGACACGACAACCACTACGTTTGAGCCGGATAACGATCCCCCTGCGTCGTTTCAGCAACCTTCCGACTTAAAAGAAGGTGAAGTATACGCTAATACTTTCCCCAACTTAAAAGAGGATCTTTCGGATTTTGTGGGGGCATTACCAAAAAGCACCGCCACGCCGACAGAAACCCCTCGTTTTGCTGGTACAGCATTTAACGTTGATTTAAGAGATTACGCTCCTAGTTTTAAAGTGACCCGAGCGGCCAAAGGCTCTCGTGGAGGTGCGATCGGAGGCGGGCGACCCATGGATACGCAAGAGGTTTCAGTCGCCCCTATACAAAAACCAGATCAGTTTACTTTTAGTCAAACGATTCAAGAACGCGAACAGCAACCCATAAATATCCCAAACTATTCATCTCAATTAGATGACCTTAAAAAACAACTTGAGGCTTTAAATGCAAAAAAACCTGAGCCCGCTCCAACACCCCCTCCCGCTCCCGCTCCCGCTCCCGCTCCAGCTCCCGCTCCAGCTCCCCAACCTGACAATAGCTGGAAACAATACTTTAATCAAGAAATGGCGAAACAAGGTAAATACCATCTGTTCCAGTGGTAGTAAGTAACAAAGACGAAAACTATACTTTAAAAATACATAAAAACTTACAAAACTGTAAAATTGCACTAACTGCAAACGACAGTAGCCACGCGCAGGCACAAGCAGAGGATATATGCAGATCATTGGATGCGACTTCCTTTAATTTATCTTATGGCCACTGCAAGTTCACTCCTCTTTCTGAGTTATATAAAGATCTGTCTTCAAACAATTTTAACCATAAAAAATGTTCTCCTTGGCTAGGGAAATTCTCTAATAATGTTCCATGTATATACATATTCAAACAGCGTTATTACGTACG